TTCAGGCTCAGGGGAAAAGCATAAGCAAGGAAATGGCAGATGGCATAATTGCTGAAAGCAAAAGGATGAAGGAGCAGGCGGTTAAAGCTATAAATGAGCAGTATCAGGAGACAGTTGATAAGCTCGGATATCTTAGAGATACGGCAGGTATGATTACGAACGAACAGTATACCAAAATGCTAGAGATAGAGACCAAACGCAAAAATGACCAAATAGCCAATCAGGAAGAGCTAAATAAACAGGTAGAGCAGAAGATAAGAGAGCTACAAAGCAGCGGCGTAACTGTAACTGAAGAAATGAGGCAGCAAATAGTACAAACGGTACAAGCGCAGAGGGACGAAGTAATTATGGCGGTGTCTGAGCAGAAGGATAAGGCAGCTGCGGTTATTGCAATGCTTAAAGCGGAATCAGGTCAAATAACTGCAGAGATGGCATCAGAGGCGATAAAAAACAGCTTGCAGCAAAGAGATGAAACTATCAAGAACGCAAACGAACAATACCAGAAAACGGTAGAAGCGATTATGGCTATGAGCGATGAGGCAATAGCTACAACGGGGTACACGAGGGACCAGCTTATAAACAACGCTAAGATGCAGCGCGATAGTACTGTGGAAGCTGCTATGTCAATGCATGAGCAAACTGTTAGCCAAATAACAGAAATGGCTGGAGAAAGTATTGAAGAGGTAAACCTTTCCACGGGCGAAATATTGTCATCTTGGGACAAGTTAATGCTGCAAGGCAAACAAAACTGGGGAGAGTTTTCTGGCTTCTTTGTAAGATTGTGGCAGGGTATATCTACTGGGGCAACCTCAGCATGGCAAGGAATTACGGGCTTCCTAGGTAACACATGGACTGCGATAAGCAGTGTGGCAACTTCTATATGGAGTAACATATCTTCGTTTCTTTCGCAAACGTGGAGTAACGTTTCTAGCTTTACAACATCTACCTGGTCTAGTTTAAGTGGGTTTTTGAATAATACATGGACTGGAATAAAGAACTTTGGCACTACTTTATGGACTGGGCTCAAGGATGCTATAACAACTCAAACAAATACTGTAAAAAATACCTTGTCTACGGTATGGAGTTCTACAAGTACATTGTTAAGCAATACATGGACAAACATAAAGAATACAGCTAACACTCTCTGGACTAACATGAAGGACATAATAAGTAACCAGACAAACACAGTAAAGAATACATTGTCATCCGTATGGAGTGCTGTGAGCACTTCGTTGAGCTCTACTTGGTCAAGCATAAAGAATACAGCGAGCACAATGTGGTCTGGGATAAAGGACGTAGTTACAGCGCAGACAAACACAGTAAAGAATACATTGTCATCCGTATGGAGTGCTGCGAGTACCTTGCTTAGCAACACTTGGGGTAATATAAGAAACACAGCATCGAATACATGGGGATTGATCAAAAATGCTATAGTTGGCAACATGGAACCGCTTAAGAATACCCTATCAAGCTTATGGTCGGGTATATCTTCTAGCATGAACTCAGTTTGGAACGGATTGCTTAATTCAGCTAAAAGTATGTTTTCAAATATTGCTAGCGCTATCGTGGCCCCCTTCAAAAACTTACACATTCCGCTACCACACTTTAAGTTTGGTACCAAGAATGTCACACTTGCAGGTATAACATTCCCCGTACCTGATATTAAGGTGGAGTGGTATAAAAAGGGCGGCATATTCTCAAAACCTACGTTAATAGGGGTAGGCGAAGCTGGGCCTGAGGCTGTTGTCCCATTATCCCAAGGCGGGCTAATTGATTACGATAAGATGGGGCAGGCAGTAGCGAAGTATTTGAAGCCGAGCGTTACATTAGAGACTAACATTTACAGTGGGCAGCCATTATCACCGAGTGAGATAAAGAGGAAGCAAGAGCAGTTGTTACGTCAGTTGGCGATGAAGTGGTGAGATGAAAATAATATTTGTGAATGCAAATAATAAGAGTGTAGAGTTCGGCAATAGCAAGCCGTATGTATTGATATCCGTTGATAAGACAGACATACCAGAGATGGATATTTTTACGCAGAAAGCACCATTTCAAGATGGCGTAGCATTGTTGGGCTATTCCTTGAAAAGCCGAGATGTGGTGATTGAAGCTGTTATTATTGGTGATGACGAGAATGAGGTAAGTTTCTATCGCAGGGAATTGATTACGTTGTTAAACCCGAAGCTGGGGTTAGGAACGCTTATTTACGATGATGGTATTCACCAATACAAGATAAAAGCGATTGTTGATGGTGCTCCGATTGTTTCAGGCAGTGATAGGACAAAGACATATCAGCGGGTATTGATAAATTTGCTGTGTCCAGAACCCTATTGGAGTGCATTGCATGAGATGTTGGAAGAGCTGGCGTTATGGCGTGGAGCATTGGAGTTCCCACTTGAGATACCAGCCGAAGGAATTGAGTTCGGATACCGTGAAAGTACGCAGGTAGTTACTATAGATAATCAAGGTGATGTTCCCTGTGCTTTAAGAGTAGAATTTACGGCATTAGGTACAGTGAAAAACCCGAGTTTGATAAATGTATATACACGGGAGTTTATTACAATTAATAAGGTAATGCAGGCTGGCGAGAAGATAACAATAACTACAGATTTTGCAAATAAGAGGGTTGTTTCGGAGTATGAGGGAATAAAGCAGAGTGCATTGCAGTACCTTGATCCCAATTCTACATTCTTGCAGTTGGCTGTTGGCGAAAACGTATTGAGGTATGATGCTGAAGAGAACATAGACAATTTGCAAGTGTTGTTGTACTACACGCCTAAATACTTGGGGGTGTAGTGGTGGAAGTGTACATTTATGATGCCGAGCTTAATCCGATTTATGTTACCGATGCTGTTAGCAGTTTAATTTGGACAAGGCGTTACTTTGCAAGTGGTGAGTTTGAGTTACATGTTCCTTTGACGCAAGAGATATTGGAAGTGTTCACGATTGGCAATGTAGTGCGTTTATATGGTGATGATGAGGCGGGCATAATCGAAAACAGGACATTATCGCAGAATGAAAGTGGCACAGAAGAGATAGCTGTTACAGGGAAGTTTATCAGTGGATTATTAGGGCGGCGCATAATATGGGGGCGAGAAACGTTGAGAAGTAGGGCGGAATATGCGATGCGCAAGGTAATAGAAAAGAATGCAGTTAATCCAGACAATCCCGATAGAGTTATTCCCTACTTTGTGCTTGGAGCGGAGAAGGGTTATACCGAGCGAGTGGGTTTTCAGACGAGTTACTCAAATTTGCTTGACACGGTGGAGGACATAGCGAGGATATCAGGGCTGGGTTTTAAGACAGTGTTTGATTATGCTAACAAGCAGTTTGTGTTTGAAGTGTTCAGGGGGTTAGACCGCACATTTGGGCAGATGGTTAATCCACCGGCGGTATTCAGTACGGAGTTTGAGAATGTATTCACGCAGGAATATGTGGAAGGAGTAGGCAATTACCGAAACGTTACGTTAGTTGCAGGTGAAGGTGAAGGATTAGAGAGGACAATCACGGTTGTTGGTGAAGGAGTAGGGCTTGACAGGTTCGAAATGTTTGTAGATGCAAGGGATTTACGCAGTAAAGATGAGGAAGGTAATCAGATTGGAGAAGAGCTTTACATTTCAATATTGCAGACAAGGGGATTGTCTAAAATGGCAGAGTGTCAGCGTATTCAGACATTTGATGCTACAATAAACACGGTAGGTGCAGGATTTGTATACCGTGAAGATTTTGACGTAGGGGATGTGGTAACAATAGCAAACAATCGCTGGGGTGTAATGATGAATACAAGAATAATAGAGGTGCAGGAAGTATACGAGCCTAACAATTATCACGTGTATGCTACATTTGGCAATAAAGTTCCCACATTGATAGATAAAATAAAACAGGGGGTGAGATAGTGGAGCGAAGCGGATTTTTCAATTCCGTTAATGGCGATAGGCGGTATGATGCAAGTAGATTTGCAGAATACTTTGCAACGTTTATATCTGATGGAGTGTTTCCAAACCCGAGCACAAATTTGCAGGTATTTGCTAACGATAGTATGGTGATAACAGTTAAGGCTGGCAAAGCGTGGATTAAAGGCTACTATTATATAAATGATGGTGATATGAACTTTACATTAGACCCAGCTGATGGTGTGTTAAAGCGGATTGATAGAGTTGTCTTGAGGGCTGACTTTGTAAATAGAACGATAAATTTAGCGGTGAAGAAGGGTGCGTTTTCGAGTAACCCAGTTGCTCCAGCTTTAGAAAGAACAGCTGACATATATGAGTTAGGTCTGGCAGATGTGTTTGTAGGGGCTGGAGTTGGAGTGATAACACAGGCAAATATAACAGATTTGAGGCTTAATAATAATTTATGCGGGATATCACATGCTTTGGTGGAGCAAGTAGATACTACTACCATTTTCAATCAGTACAAGAGTTGGTATGAACAATATATCGCAGGTGCGCAGGCGGAATTCGATGCTTGGTTTCAGAGTGTCCAAGACATCTTAGATGAGAATACAGCAATGCAATTGCAGAGCCAGATTGATAGTTTGAGTTCAAGTTTAAGTTCGCATGCAAGTGCAAAGCAGGTGCA